ATCGTAGACTTCTTTCAAAACGTTATCGTCGATCAGGCGACTACCGCGTCCGAGCGCGTCCCACCAGTCTGGGAAACCGATGAGGCGACCTTGCACGTTGGCCAGCCACATAGCTCGCAGAAATAGCTCGTCAGTCGTGTTAGCCAAGTCTCCGGTCTCGCGGATCTGGTCTCGGCTGATCCGGTTGCGGATACCGACAGTAGGAACGCAAATGCAGGTGAAGGATCCGGCGTACTTTTCGCCGGTGATCTCACCTTCCACGTTAAGCTCAAAAGTTGCTTCGTTTTTAGGGAGCATAGATGTCCTCACAATAAGCTACCAGCCGTTATACCTTAAGTCAGCAGGTTGCTAATTGCGCTGATAACACCCGCGAGGCCGCCGTTCGATTCGTTATCGCCAGACAGCGTATCTGGCAACAGCTCCGGCATCTCTTCATCTCGGAACCCGATACCGACAAACGTGAGGTTCGTAGTCGTAAGGGTGCCCTTAGAGAAGGCTTCGCCGCGACTCGTGATAGCGCAGCGTTTAACTAGCATGATAAGCTCGTCGGTGCGCTTGTCGCGAATCTCGATAGTTGTATACGGCCAGATGATGCCGCGAAACATGTCTTGATGAATGAAGTTACTGACCGGGCTTTGATTCGGCACCCGATACAGGCTCATCGAGCCTTTAACGGAATACGAGTCTGGAGCCAGATCGTTTGGAATAAGCTCGTCGACGCCTCGAACTTCAGACCAGTTGCTGGAGATCTCGTACTGCAAGTTGTTGCAGAGCATCGCGACCTTGCCGTTGATTTTGACTACGGCTCTCGCGCCGGTCATCACGCGAGGCTGAGGTTTCAGGCTAATTAGGGCTGCGGCTGAAGCATTAACGTTCTGAGCCGCTATCTCGGCGGCGATCTTGATCATCTTACCGAAGAGATCAAGGCTGTTACCGAGCTTAGTATCCGTCTGCTCTGTCTGCAACTTAGGAACAGAAGGAGTCGCAGAGGTGCTAGAAGTTAACGGAAGAGCAGTTGGAGTAGGGATAGTAATAGTCGGCGAGTTAGCGATTAGCTTTTCAAGCTGACCTAGAGCTGAATTACTGGAAAGGCTGATAAGCAAAGACTGCGTAGCCTGAGGAAGAGCTAGAGCGATGGCGGCTTGAAGCTGAGAAGAGGCAAGCGTAATAGCTTGAACTTGCGATTCAAACTGCTCTTGAGTAATCGCGCCGGCTTGCAGCTGTTGAGTTAAGAGCACTCCCAGCGGAGTGGCTTCTTTCGCTTGAGTTACGGCTTCTTGAACCGCAGAGATAAAAGAGCCAATCTCGGGAGCGGCAGATATAAGCTGATTCAGCGTACCGTCAGATGCAATAACACCCGCAGCTTCCAGCGATTCCACCAGGGTAGCTGTAGCAACTTCAAGTTCTTCGAGTTGAAGCTTGGAGTCATTCAGTACACCGGCTTCAGCTTCGGTAGCAAGCTTCGTAAGCGCCTCGGAGGATGCTCCCCCGGATACTGTGCTCGGTAGTTTTTCTAAGTCTGCCATAAAAGAAAACCTCGGTGTCCTAGCTGATTATACAGCTAAGATACCGAGGTTGCTAATAGCCAGATTAGCCGTTCGGGCCAGACTTGCTAACAGTCGCGGCGTCGTCGTTCATGAGAATGCCGTTGAAAGAGTATTGCTCTTCCAGGAGGCCCTTCGCGTTAAGGCCGCCGGAACGACGCTCAAAGCGAGCATCCGAGATGGTGACGAACTTTTGACCGTCGTTCGCCGCAACACCGTCGCGACGATCGTAAACGTCAAGTTCGAACGTCTCGGAAAGGATGAGGTTACCGGGGTTGAACGCCGCCGGAGCGCGAGCTGCCGAGGTACCCATCTTGAACACCGAGTTACCATCCGGCGTAGCGCCGTTCGCCTGGGTCGTGTTGCCGGCCGCGGTGTAGCGAACGACGGTGAGAGTACCGCTGACGCGGTAACCGACCGGTTCGTACGCGACGACTTCGTAGCTACCCATCACTTCGACCGGGATGTGCGCGACGTCGACGCTATAGCTCACGTTCGTAGCGAACGCAAGAGTCTTGTCGTCGAGCTTGATCTTCGCTCGCGCGCCGACCATGAAAGTTGGTTTAACGCCTGCCATTTCATTCTCCTACCGGCTGGGACCGGAAATTTACGCCAGTTGGTCAGACCATCTGCCAACGTTATGCACATTGTACAGCGCGAAAAGCCAAAAGAACGAGCCCCAGGACGCTCTTAGTGCGAGTCGCCTGGGGCTCTAAGTGAACTCTAATTAAGCGGCAGACGAGTTGCGAGTCAGGCTGATCGTGCTGAGGACGAAGTCGATACCTTCGACCAGGATCACAGTCACGTCGATGATAACCGTGTTGCCTTCCATGCGGACCGACAGGTTGCTGAAGCCGTTCGGCGCGTCAGCTTTGCTGCCCAGGAGGCCTTGACCTTTGTAACCGCTCAGGAGAGCTTCGCAGAGCGAGCGGATCGAGACGGCCGTAAAGTCCGTGTTGCGAGCACCGACGATCGTGTTCTCCAGGCGGGTGCGGAAGTCGTAAGCGACGACGTCAGCAGCGTGGAGGGTCGCCATGCGGTTGAACACCCAGTTGTCGTCTTTCGTGTACGTAGTGTTATCGACCACGCAGCGGAAGCCGCCAGAAGCCGGGCTCTCAAGGAACGTGATGCCGCTGTCGATCGCGTCATCATACTGGGTACGCGGCTCGAAGTCGACAACCACGTCTTCCGGCACTTCGTCCAGCTGGCTGGTCGTGTGGCGGATGCCGCTCACGTTGAAGAACTTAAAGGTGAGAGGCAGACCCACCGTCGCGCCGCTGCGCATACCGGCCACTTGCGCGGCGAGCATGTGAGGCTGCATCCACTTGAGTTGACCGTCAGTCGAGAGCGCGCGGACATCCTGGATCACGAGCTGCGAGCGGAAGCTCGACAGCGCCGCGGCCTTGTCTTTCGCGTCGGCGTAAGAGCCGCGGAAAGCGAGAACGCAGTGGCGCTCGCTACGATTTTTCGTATCCGACATCAGGATGCAGTGCGTTTTGACAGCGGCGTGGATCGAATCGATCAGGTAGCTGGAGCTCTCGTCCGTCTTGCTCTCGGCGATGTCCGAGGCAGCGTCGCGGCTAAAGAGCGGAACGACCGTGTTGATTCGAACCTTCTCGAACTCGTCGAGAGCGGCCATGATCGCAGCAGCAGAAGTCGAGCCGACGATACCGCCGGCCAGGAAGGCTTTCGCCATCGCGCTAGGAAGACCGCGAAGCGCCGTGACGGTCGCTTCCATGATCGAGCTTTCCGCGAAGAGGTCCTTCACGTCAGCAGCATCTTGCTTCACGCGACCGGGAGCGCCGAGCGGCGAGGCCGTCAGAGAGAGGATACCGAGACCGGAGACGTCGTCGAGCCGCAGCGGGCTAACGTTCGCGTGAGCAGCATCCACTTCCGCCTTGTAGCCCGGTTGCGCGCTGATGTAGGCCGCGAGGGCTTGCAGCGTCGGGTACTGGAGAAGGTTGATGTTAAGGTCGACCGAAGCGACGCCGGTGACGGTAGTCGTCAAGCGCTTCGTAGACTGGTTAACCGTAACCGTCGCGGCCGAAGCCGAACCGTTACCGTAACCGATCTTGAGCGAGACGCGACCGCCGACTTCGTCCGAGGTTTCCACGAGCGCGTCGCGGGTGTTCTCGATCGTGAAGATGCGCTTGGATTCGGCGCTCGAGCCGATCACGCCGGCGTAGTTCGGAGTGGTTTGCGCGCGGACGAAGCAGCGAAGGTTAGCAGTGACGCCAGCCGTCGTGATCGTCGCCGCAGAAACCGCCGCGTACGTACCAGCACTCTGATCAACCTTGGTCAGGGTAACGGTCGTCTGGGTCGCAGCGGTCACGTAGTACGCGCCGCAGTTGGCGTTCGATGCACCGGCCAGCTGAGAGTCCGGAAGGATCCAGACGAGGTCGCCAGCTTGCGGCATGGAAACCCAGGTGCCGCCAGTGATCGTGACCGTGACGGAAGCGAAGGATTGACCGGCGTTACCGAACTTGATCGTACCGACGTTGCCGATAGCAGAGCTCAGCACCGAGCGAGCCGTACCGCCGTAAACACGGTTGTTAAGGAGGCTCAGCTGAAGGCTCGAACCTTGCGCCTGCGCCTGCGCGGCGTCGACCGAGATCGAGAGCGAGGTGAACGAGCGGGAGGCCGTGTTGGCGCCGCCGAACGTTTCCGTACCGGGGACCGGAGCAGTGACAGCGTTCGTCGCCAGATCTTTCAGCTTAACACCGGAGATCGTCGTCGCAGTAGAGGCCGCGGTGCAGAGGTACACGCCGTTGAAGCTCGCGGTCGCCAGCGAGGCGACGACGAAGATGGAGCCAGCGGCGCAAGCGCCGAAGCTGCCGGCGCCGGCCGAGATCGTGAAGGTCGTAACGCCCGAGGCGTTAGCTGCCGTGAGCTCCGTGGTGTTGTCGGTACCGGCAAAGAGCGCAGTCGGTGCACCGCCGGCAGACGCGATAGACGTCAGAGCCGCGAAGGCTGCGACGAACGCGTCAGAACCACCGGCAGCAGCGCCGTAAGCCGCGATAACGCCAGCGTCTTGCTTGGTGCCGCCGTTAGCAGAACCTTGGAAATCCGAAGCGCCAGAAGCCGAGGACGACGGGAGGTAATGCAGGCCGGCGAGGCTCGGCAGAACCTCTGCGGTCGACTCTTCGATCGTGAGAGCGTTGAGGTTGCCGCCTTCGCCGTATTCGCGCGATTTGGCGAGGCCGTAAGAAGTCGGGATGGCGAGCTGCGCTTGAGTCGAGGAGTTAGTCTTGTAGAGGTACGCAGCTTGCGCGCCGTTAACGATCAAAGCGTCGTTCGACGGAGCGAAGGCAAGAGACGCAGCGTCAGCGAGCTGCGAGCCGGGACCGTACTTGTCGCGCATTGCGACGAGCTGACCAGCCGTAAAGACGTTGTTCGCGATGAGCTCGGCAGAACCCGGCTTACCGCGAGGAGCTTCACCGATGAGACCAACCACGCCCACCGGAGAGATAGGGAAGTTGCCGCCTAGGTCGATGACCGTTTTGGAGTAGCCACCCGGCTTGCGGATGGTAGCCCCATTGAAGCTTACCGTAATCGCCATCTGTTGTCGCTCCTTTAGTACTCGAAAAGCGTTTTAGAGTTCACGTGTTGCCGAGGTGCTAGGATCGTCTGATTGCGGTCAATACGAAGCTATCAGGCAAGACGAAACCTCATCACACCTCAATTATACGCTCATGGCTAAGCTGAAAGGTACCGAACCTTTACAGACCAAAGTGGGCCAAGGCAGCGTCGAAAGCTTCCTCGGTCGCTTGGTCACCGAGACCGACAGCCTTGCAATGAGCTTTAACGGCCTCGTGATAGCTCATCTTGAGACGAGGGTTCTTGGCGATGGTCTTTTGGAACCACGCCGCGAACGAGATAAGGCGAGCGCCCGGCTGGGCAGCAGCCTGGGCTTCATCGACTTGAATCTGCTCGACCTTCGCGCTAGCCGCGACCACGGGCTGGCTCTCTTTTTTGCCAGGGGTGACGTCGATAACGATGTCCCCGGCGTATTCTTTCAGGTCTCGCTCTTTGATCTTTGCCGGCTTCTTGATTTCGCGCGCCATATCTTACTCCTGGATGCAGACGTTGGTTTCGCTGTTAACATTCACTTCGACAATCTCGACAGCGTTAACTTCCTCTTTCCAGGAGTGTTGTACCAGGAAAGAGAAGCGAAACGTTCTGCCCCATATATTATTCGGACTTTTCCCAACGTCTCTGGTGAATTCGCTGGCAGAGTAGGTTTGACTTTCCATCCCCAGCTTTTCGAAGTTACCCTTGTTTCGCATAAGGATGTACGACACGATGTAGTACAGCCAGATCGCCTGATCCGTGTTCGTCTGCGCGTTTACTCTAACCTCGAAATTCTCGCGAAAGTGAGTTAGCGCAAGTCGATGGATCTCGAAATCGATGCTAGATAGGATGTAAAGCTCAGAGAAGTCTACTCTTTCCGGTATACCGCCGGTTGAGTCTACTACGTGAACAAACTGATCTTCCAGCTCGTACGCAGGTACGTTCTTGTTGATCTTGAAGGTAGGAACCAGCGTATAGACA